TTCTGGGTTATCCAACCATGATTGGACCCGACCAGTGCGGGAGATAAGTTCTGCAGTCATTAGAATAAATCTTCTAGATTAGGTGGTTCATAATTTGGTCCTTTTAAGACCTTTCCATCTTCTCGGTATATTGGTTTACCGTCCTCACCGAGTTTGGACAAATTACTTTTATGGACTCTATCTAGTGCTTCATCTAGAAACCATCCCATATTCTCAGCATATTGGTAGCATACATATACTAGATCAGCAAGTTCCTTCAAAGCTTCTTGTGGAGCTTCAGGACTTGTACTATATAAAAACGATTCTGCCTCTAAAAATTCTTTAAATTCTTCAACAATAAGCCTCATTTGATACTTACGTGTCACAAGGGACTGATCGTTGGGGATCTTGTACTTCGATCGGAATTCCTTCGCCTGATCGGATAAGAATGTTTTCTTCATGGTGGAGTTCGTTTTCTAAATAGTGAATTGCTTTTTCTAAATCTTGTATCTTGCTATCTTTGTGCCCTGCTCTGCAGATGTACTTGATAGCATTACCGAGATGGAAATTTAAGTTTTGGTCTCTAATAAAATCCCAAACATTGATAGATCCTCGTTGATAGTAGGATGGACCTTTGGCCATTTGTTAACTAAATTTGTTATTGAATTAGCCATTACAAAATTTTGCTTTTGTAAAGCTAAAAATACAGTGATGATATCTTTTACATCAACATCACCACTGTTTAATCTTAATTCAAGCTGCCTTAGCTTTAAATCCTGCTCCATCGTTAACTTGGTAATCGGAGGAGGGGGACCATAGCTTTGGTTTTTTACGTTTGAAGTCATAATCATCTACTGTAAGAATTCTAGCCAACCTTGCATTGATAAGTGCGTCATTTTCAGTCAAACCTTTGTCAACAAATGCGTTTACAACTGTTTTCCATGAATACCCTTTGTCTTTAAATAGAGTTTCCGCTCTTTTAACTCCAATTCCAGGGACTCCACCATATCCGTCAGTTTGATCTCCAGAAATACATTGAATAAGGTGCCAAGCTGCTCCGCCTTCAGGTGTGATTGTGAATGTTTCATCTAAATTGTAGAGTTTGCCAGGAATTTGTTTCATATCCTTATCTGGAGAAACAATAATGTTTCCAGGATTTTTAGTAGAATAAATACCCATTGCATCATCGGCCTCAAGAGTAGGCATAATTATAACTTCATATTCTTCTTTTAATTTATTGATAACACGTTTATAACCGCAGGGTTTTTTACGATTACGGTGTCCTTTATAATCCGATAGGATTTTTTTTCTAAAATTTTCACTGTCTGAAAAGAACAGTATTATATCAGAGAATGTCCCAAATTTGTTTTTAAGTTTGGTAATTTCTCGCTGTGTTGCACCATAAGCGTCACTGAAAAGACTAGTAACAAGGATAGTATCATCGCCCCAGTCAATTTCAGTTTCCGCTGCAGCACATGACTTATAAACGATGTAGTCAGCATCAATTAATAATTTCATAAGTTAATGTGTCTCAGCCCAATTATTCCCTTCTTTTGATTCAGCAGCTATGGGTACTCGTAAATTGTAGTACTCACCTGATTCAATAGCGGAAAGAACAAGAAGAGATTTGAGATCTTCAACATGTTCAGGCTCGGATTCAAACTGCAGCTCGTCATGAATAAAAGCGAGCTGATCACAGTGTAAATCCATTTCTTTGATATGGTCATGGGTGATAACCATCCATTTTTTAGCTAAAATTGCAGACGACCCCTGCAAAAGATAATTTAAACTTTTATGTGCTTTATCTACTAGTATTTTTCTACGGTCTATGCCTAAAACATAACCCCTCTTACTAGCTTTGTGTACTCCTTCCAATAGTTCTTTAAGGCCAGGTATGGCGTCAACATAAGCTGCACGTATTTCCTTACCTTTTTTCTTCGCCTCGTTCTCGGAAAGCTGTTTGTCATATGAGTGTCCTATACGAATATCGCCCGCCCCATAAAGAAATGCGTACGAAATTGTTTTTACTTGGGAGCGAGTGACTCCAATCTTGTCAGCATTTTCCTGGTGTATGTCTCCTTCGACAAGCACTTTAGCGTATCGCCCGCCATCATATCGTGCGAGATAGTGAGCAAGCATACGTAACTCAATACCGCTAAGATCAGCAGCAGCCAATCTTTTACCAGGGCTAGCCGTGAATAAACGTCTAAATCTTTCATCACTAGGCACTTGTCCGAGATTTGGAGTACGGTGGGCACATCTAAATGTAGCTGTTGCTACAGAACAATGGTGGTGTATCCTACTAGATGTCGTAACAAGCTTCTGCCATGCGTTCACGCCTTCGGATATCATCCCAAGCTGCTTTGTCAGATCCAAGAGTTTCAGAAAATTCAGAGCTATATCCGTCCCAATATCCTTTAATACGGTCTCGTCTATAACCGCCTTCCCTGAAGCCGTCATTGATGATGGAGTCCAGCCATAATGTGTTTGTAAGATCCATGAAATATGATCCCTAGATGAAGGGTTGAAATCTTTTAATTTGGTGAGTGGTGCTCCTTCAACATATCCTGCTCGCTTATTAGTTCGTTTTGGATAAAAGCGTGATCCTTCAACGTAAGGATGCCTGTCTCGTAATAATTTACAAGTTTGTTCATACTCTCTACGGAGAGACGATTCAAGTTCCCGTGCAGCTTGTTCATCAAAGTACCATCCATGAATCTCCTGTTGTGTAAGTATTTGTGATACCTGATGTTCTAATTTGATCCATTCAGGTATTTTTGAAAATGGTTGCATAATTTGGTGGTAACAGCAACGTCTTGTTCGCAATAGTCTTGCATCTCCTGACTCCATTCTTTCCAGTCTGCAGTCTTACTGAAGTTGCCTTTGTACTCGCCTAAGCGATATCCATAAGCTTCTAAACTATGGCGACCATATAATTGTAACGGCATATGATTCCATTCATGTTTCTTATCTATATCCAATAAATTAGGATGATATAGCCTAGATAAAAGCAAAGTATCAATGATAAGGCCAGTAGGATTAAAGTAAGGATAGAGCCTTTTAATGATAGGTATGTCAAAACCGAGAATATTGTGGCCAACGAGAATATCAGCACACTCCAACCATGATATGGCAGTCGTGATTGAATAATTACTCGCCATCGGCGCATCACACTTGATATTGTCCCCAGGGTTTTTAACATACGGTTCATCATTGTACGACTCCGTGCGATTACCCTTGAACCAATATAGTGAAATACAGTGGATTCTGGTAGTATCATGTAGTAGACCGTTTGTTTCCAGATCGAATACCAGCGTTCCAGTGGTAGGTTTTGTCTTTGAATTTGGCACGTTTAATTGCCTCTTCTGTAGGTGGGTTAGGTCTATTTAAATATTTATACCATGGATGTTCATAACCCCCATCAAAAATCTGTGGACGGGTTGAATTCGGGTTCAGCTTCATTTTCAATAAATCTGCAAAGGTTTAAATCGTAAGCTAATTTACATGCGACACCAACTTCGCCTGAATATCTATTTTTAAGGACTCTAACAGTCGTAAACTTTCGTTCAGGGCTGGCCTGTTGATCGACTTCGAGCGCAACAACTGAGTCGCTAATTTGAGCAATTGAATGAGATCCTCTGAGACTGGCAAGATTAACTCTTCCTCCCTCTTCGTGCGTAGACCTATCATTTGAACTTCTCCGTAAGTGAGATACTAGAAATAACGCAATCCCAGTGCGTTCAACTAAGCTTCGAAGGCGAGTCATGGTAGTATCTATCATACGTCTCTCATCACCGTCTAGTCCACTTAATAATATACTAAGGTGGTCTAATATTATAACCTTACAATCTAATCCAGTTGCAAGGTATTCTATTCTGTTATAAATTATGTCGGGATCGAAACTGCCAAAGCCATCAAATAAGAAAAGATTCCAATTTGCAATAGAGTTATCAAAGGCAGATCGAAGTTCGGATGCTTCATGTTCTCCTATATGTAGGTTTTTCCCAACAGCAGTGGACATTAATCCAAGGGCTGTTCTTCTATTACTTGCTTCAAGTTCCAGGATCCCAACCGATTCGCCTTTGCTGAGCAAGTCAGTTGCAATGTGACGCATGATGCTGGTTTTTCCTGAACCACTGCCAGCAGTAAATGTTGTAAGTTCTCCATACCTGATCCCGTGTAATTTCTCGTTGAGGCCTTTGAATGGGTATTCATGATCGAATGGAGCTTGAGGCGTTGTAACAACTTCCAATAGCGTTTTTCCATCAATAATACCATCAGGTCGGTACGGTTTAGCCTCCCATATAGCCTTTCGAATCGCTTCAGCATCGTTAGCTTGTAAAGCCTCTGAGGCGTCCTTAAAGCCTTCAAGACGAGCAATCTTGACCTTCCCAGGTGGTAGGACGCTTGCCGCTTCCTCCGCCGCTTTACGGCCCGCCTCGTCTCCATCGAAGAAGATGATAATCGATTCATATCCTTGAAAGAGGGGAATTTGTTTTTGAATGTCTTTTTTTGCAGATGCAGCTCCATGAGGTAGGGATACCATAGGCCATCCAGGCATCGCTTCATAGCAGCTGGCAGCATCTAACTCTCCTTCAGTGACAACAATACGTTTACCAGTAGTGGGAAATCTATGTTGAGCAAATAATGTATCAGTAGAAGCTCCTTCATATCTAAAATCTTTCTGTTTAGTTTTTATTTTTACACCCTTTAGGACACCAGACTTATCATGATATGGAAATCTTAATGTATTACCATCCCTATAAATCTGGAAGAAACTATTAGTTTTTTCAGATAAATTACGTTTATGCAGCCGTTCGGCTGATCCTGTTAGGTAAATAGTCTTAGTCATTGAGTGATTGTGAACAACATCATCATCACTTGGTGGTGTGCGAGTATGGCAAACAAAACACCAAGTATGGCCATCGGAATACACTGAACGTGCATCCGATGAACCGCAATTTTCACAAGATTCGTGCCTTAAAAAGACATTAGGTTGTTCGCTGGTCATTGTAACCAATCGAGTGGAATGTTTTTATAATGCGCCCATGGTATTTTATGTTTTTCACACCATTTCGCATAAGTAGTTTTTGAACGTTTCGAGATTGTGTTATAAGGTGCTTGAAATATCATCCTTAAATCTATCTCGGGGTTAGACTTTTTAACGTTAAGGATTTTACGTCTGTCCTCGGCGGTCCAGTATCCTTTTGCTTCAAGGTATCTACAATTAGGAAGCACGAAATCAGGAGTATAATTGTGCTCAATTGTATAGCTAAGTTTCTCAGACTCATATTCATATAAGATACCAAGCCCTTCAAGTAGATCAGCAATCTTCTCTTCAAGCTTTGATCTAAATTTAATTTGCTTGGACTCTTTCAGCTTATTAAATGCCTTCTGAGCCCAAGCTAAATGTTCTTCTTCAGAAATCTTCTTCTTCATCATCCTTCGAAGGCCTTACATTAGGCTCAGTTGACTTGAATCCTGCACAAGTTCCAAATAAATCAGCAACGCCAGCTTCATCAAGGTCTCCTGAATCAATGCCAGCCTCAGTCTTAACGCTAACAATTTGAACACCCGATAATTTTAAAGATGTACCATAAGTGACACCATCTCTTAATATGTAAGGCTTTTGATAAAAACCAATCTTTACTTTAGATCCTTCATATACTGGAGTGCTTGTATCTGTTACAGGAACCCCTTCAGTATCTACAATAGGTGGCTTCTTATCTTCAGACCAAGAAAACTTAACTCGGTACTGACCTTCTGAGACCTCTTCCCAAGGTTCTGGTTTGAGTGTAGCTCTCTTAGGATTTTTTAACTTTGACTCAGCCCATTTAAGAGCCTCTTGTCTCTCTTCCTCTAAGGAATCAACTAATTTTTGATCGACAACGGCACCTAATTTATAACCATATTGTGATGGCTTTAGTACTGCTTGAAATCCTTCAAGAGTTACAGGTTTTTTAGTGATGTGGATAGTTCTACTCACCAGTAAGTGCCTCCTCAAGTGATTCAGGTTCTTTAGATGGTTGAAGTATCTTTACTTCAGCTTCAAGCTTGTCATAGAATTCTTGTAAATTTTCAAGCTGTACTTTAACTTGTAATAATTGCTTTTCTTTAGCTTTAAGTTCAGCTGCCTTGAGTCGCTCTTCTGAGACAACAACTATAGTAGGCGGAGTGAAAAAACTATCGAATAATGAATAGTGGTGCATTTAACAAAAGAAATAAGTGGAATCAATTACGGATCTCGGTTCAAGATCTCCTATAATCGGTGGTTTACTCTCTGCTCCAATTTGTGAAGCAAAGTCAGTTAGGTAATCATTCTCTGCAAATAAGTGCATATAAACTTCTCTTACTACTGAAGATAGTATTGACATATCTGTAGCACGACATAAAACACTGTCATGTATTACAGCTATAGGTAGATCAAACTTATCTACACTTAAATGTAGTAAAGAACTGTCTAAAGAATGTATTAAATTAGGAGCAGTAGCGGCTTTATGCCTAGTTCTATCTACTTCTCCAGTTTCATCAGTAGCTACACGCATTTGACATCTTCCAAGAAGTTTAAGTTCTATAGTCTCCATCTTCCTTTTCATTATTCGTTGTACTACAACAAATCCAGAAGGTGTGACCCAAGTTAACTCTTTATCTCCTCGTGTTATTGCCTTAGCTACTTCATCTTCTATCCATTTCATAACTGCCATTGGGCCAGGAACTACAAGGTTCATAGCATCTCTAACAGCTTGGACAGTTTTAGTTAAAAAATCCTTATTAATTTCAAAACCAGCTTCTTTCAAAGCATCTCTAATATATGATCTATTAGAAAAAGGTTTAGCATTATAAGGTATAGTCATAACAGTTCTTTTGACTGACTTTCTATCCCAATAAGGATATAATTCTTTTGGAATATAAGGTTTAGCATAATCAGCTACAACTTGATATGCGTCTTGGGGTTTATTAGATGGAAGGACATTAACAAGCTTAGCTGTGCTTTTATCACGAGCAAGACCTGCTAAAATCTGTAGACCACTACATGTAGCGTCTGTAGCAATCATCAATCCTGTAGTCTTCCTATCTTTCTCAATAAGACAGTGGTAGTACTCGTCACAAGCAGCTAAAAATTGCCAAGGTTCATCAGCTACTTCCCATTCAGGTCTATTCCTAATAGGATCTGTAGCTACCCTAGTAATCAGCTCGTGATTGTGATCAGCCCATTCTTGTCTCTCATCCCAAGTTGCTTTATCTAATCCATATGTTGTACTGACTTGAAACTTCAACCATTTGTGAGACTCATATGTAACAGCTGAATCATCAGCAAATCTTATCAGTGATTTACCAAAATCTGTATCTTGAGGAGTAAGAAATGCAGGGATAGGGTAAGCCCTACCTCTATAATCAAAACTCCAAGGTACATACCAGCGTTCACGTCCCTTAAATCGTTGAACTGCTTCCATCGTCATTCTAGTTCTGCAAGATCTTCTAACTTCTTGCGACTGTTTATTCATTACTTCCGCTGTTCTCCTTCTATAGTCCTTACGAGATTCTTTATTCTCTGCTATATCTGGAGGCTTAGTTGGTAGATCATAATGAATAATAGGGAGAAACTTACCAACACTTATGCCAGCCTGTTGCAATTCTTCTGCAACTCTGACCGTGAAAGGGTTCAAACGATACCCAACCTTCTGAATTTTATTGAGAAAGGCTAACGGTTTTTCTCCCTGTATACGTAAGGGGTCGCCCCTACGCACTAATTCATGGCAGTCTCGTATCTCATTCAGTAGATAACCACCACGGGATCCATCCCTTCCCCAGTCTTTAGGCTTTATAAGCATTGGCCATGTTAGAGGGCTGAATAGCTCAGCATCAGCAATTACTTTGTCCTTGATATCTAGGAACTCAGGAGTTGGTAATATATTAATGGTAGTTTTCCTACCTTCTCTTATAGGGAGTCTATAGAACCAACCGCTTACTTCCATGATACAGTCTAATAACCAACCTCCAAGCTTAACTCTCACTGAACGCTTCCATGGTATCCATTTTTTAACATTGTATCTATTCATTAATGTTTGAATAACTACAATCTTTTGATGGGTTCCTATAGATTTATGCCAGTAATTACGCTTTAAAGTAGTTAATAAACCAGGTGCATTCTCTTCATAATGGCGCATCTGACATTCATCTTCAATAGCTTTACCTATTGCATCGCATACATTGACTGCAATATTACTATCTTCTTTAAAGCCAAAGACTTTATCAAAGGTTAATTTACAAGCAATGGCAGCAGCAGCAAGTGGTTCAAGCTTACTAAGGTATTCGTGAATGTCTCGAAAGGCCACACCATTATGTCCCTCGTGGATCCTAGCATTTGTTCTCGTAATCTTATCAACCAAACGAGGTAAAAGACTGTCAATAGAAGTGATGCCGTAAATAGTAGCTGACGCATAGTTCTTCTCTTCTAGTTTTAGATTAGTATCTTCTAATCTTTTTAATCCTTGACGTACTTGTGTACGTTCTAAGCTTAATTGTTCATCAATTAGCTCTTGAGTTATCATAGGCGTTGAGTTCATCATTTACTTGATCCATTAAAAGAGATTTTAACTCTTCATAATTTGCCTTCTTTGGATCTAATAGATCATAAGCTTGTGCAGCATATGTATAGATGTCCTCAAGAGAGCGGGTCTTCGAATGGGTCATAGTTTTCAGCATAATCCTCTAGTAATTTGGGTGTCATGTGGTGAACAGAATCATGAGTACATACAACGAACTCACTTTCTCCTCTATCCATTATCTTACGTGCTCGGTTTTCAGCAGCACGTTGACTTTGGTAGATATATTCTTTTACTTTACCAGTCCTTGTATTTGTTTCACGGATCATACAAGCTACAGAGGATGGCATTTCCCATCCAGCAATCTTCCAGTCCATGAATTCATCGAACGGTATTTGGAAAAAGAATTTATCTGGAGAGTCCTTGTATTGTTTCCAGTTGTTCGGATAATATGGTTGTTTTTTAGTCATCAATTGGCCCTACAGGTTGAACATCAACTAAATAGTCGTCCATTAAACATGCCTCTTCATAGGCATCATAAGCAATATCATAGACAGTACCTTCATGGTTCATAATAAAGTCTCTGCCAGACGACAAAGTAACATGATACTTAGGCATAGTGATTGTGAAATAAAAGTTTATTCGTAAGTTTGTAATAGTATTTCTTCACGAATACGATTCTCTCTACTATCTTGTGGTTCTTCATCAAGGAATGATAATAGATAGTCTACATCATCAGCTTCAAGAGTTAATGTAATAGGATAATTCATTTGAAATACTTCTCGATAACTTGTACTTGATCTTCATAGTAAGCTATCCGTTCAAGTTCATTTGTGATAGCTCCCATAACATCAGAATGTTCACCAATACCAACAGGGTTATTGAGATAAACATTAACGTTTGCTTTGTGGTAAGAAATTTCCCCATGTGCATGTGATAATAAGGACTTAATCAATTCAGTCTTCATCTTGAATACCTCCATGATGTTCAGTTGTTAACGGTCTGTCCTCAACTAAATCATACTCCATGGAAATAACAGGTAGTGCATCCTTAACTCTCCTTCTAATGAAGTCTAGTATGTCCTTGGGTTCAGATTTAGTCTCAATAGTAAATCTTATTTGATACTTCATCTTGCTTTAATCTCCTTTAGGAAAATGTATATGAGGGTACATAAACATACCCATACTATAAAAGTTTGCATTACCTCCATGTAAATGAGTGGTTAAAAGGGGTTGTGAGTCCCTCAGTCTGCCTAATTAAAGGCAGAGGGAGAGAGTCCTTGTATCTTTTTAACAAGAATCTTAAGCCGTCTCCTTGACTGCCTTAAGGCTTGAGGTCTTAGAGTTCTTTTTTGTTTCTTGTTTGAATTGTGCTGCCAATTCGGGGTAGTTTTTGAATAATCCACGAATAAAAGAAATAATAATTTCTTCATTTATTCCTGTGATCCTTACCTGGTCTTCCCAAGATTTCGTAATAACTAAACCATCATGCTCCTTACACCATAAGACTGAGGCGTCCTTGATATAATATTCATGAGTAGTTTCAAAGTTAAGAGTCATAGAATTTAACAGTAAATGAAGAGGGTTGAATCCCTCAGTCTGCCTCGAAAGGCAGAGGGAGAGAATCAGCTAAGAGGATATTTACTATTAATGAAATTAAAAGCAGATTGAACTACATATTCTAAATAAAGAAAAGGTAATAAACCTAACTCAAAGGAACTTAAGTCCTTGAGTTTTCTACGTTGTTCAGTAATCACTACTTTTGATGTCATTTTAGGTAATTCCTCTAGTTTGCATCCGTTCATCTTAGTTGACTCATTCTTCTCGTACACAAGTAGTTCCTCGTAAGGTACTTTTAAATCACTCATATTAGGTGATTCATTCTTATGTATTGGCTTAGGTAATAACTCAGTTTGAGAGCTAGTCCTTGCTTTTTTACGGCGTGCCATGATGTTCAGAGTAAACAATAAATGCAGCGATTAAACTGCAACGATCCTACCGAGAATCGAACTCGGATCATTAGCGTGACAAGCTAACATTCTAACCGTTAAACTATAGGATCAGAAAATGTCATCAATTGCTGCAGGTGCGTCACCAAAAATGGAATTGCAATTGCTGCAGGTGATGACAATTTATTAGTGGACTTACACTCAATGATTAATATACAAAAGCATGTTGTATCCATTGGATGCCAATCAATTAACGCTGTGCGTAGCGTGTGTCTGTCCACATTGGCTTGTAAAGATACTTAGCACGTTGTTCACGTTCTAACTCTTTCAACGTGTACTTATTAAAGAACTCCTTTACAGCTTCATCAGTTGGAAGTGTATAATTAGAGAATAAAGACATCATTTAGCAACGAGATTGTTCAAGTATTCTTGAGAAATAGTCTCATGATCTGCACCATTTAACCATTGGTTAATGTGCCTAGATGTAGTGACTGAATAATAAGTATCTGTTTTACTATGTCCTTGAGTTGGTACATAGCAAGCGACAGGAGTCTTATAGCTGAAGAATACTCGAGTACCATCATTGTAAACGAGTTCAGTTCTATTAGATCCGAGTGGATTTAGTTTCATTTTAAATGAGTCCTTGTGTGTTTAGATACACGCAGAGGCGTGTGATTGTGATTGTGAATAAGTCCTTAAGTAAGTCCTTGAGAAATTACACACAATTTATAATAATAATTAAGAATTAATTACAAATAATAATTAATAATAATTAAATAGTAATTAACTAAATATTATTATATATAGTTGAGATCCACTGATATAACAGCGATCTCAATAGTTTAAGAGGGGAATCGAACCCCTCATTATGCACCAGCTAAACTTACCAGGCATTAGCCGTGGCGTATTCTTCGTTGTATTCATCCTCTAATTCTTGCTCGATGATTAATAATTCTTCTTCAGTTGGACCTTTTAAGTCTGATAGATAATCATTAGAAGAAGGTACTAATTGAAAATTCTCATTTTCTTTTAGAACTTTATTAAACCAAAAGCCAAAACTTAAGGAAGGATTCAAACTTAAGTTAATAATTGCACGGCGTGAAACATCAGAATATTTATATACATCACCTGATTTAAAATAAACTGTAGCAGTTTTATTTCTTAGTGATGTTTCTATATTCTTAATGAACACAGAGGTGCGTTGTTGAACTTTCATTTAAATGATGTTTAAGTGGACAATTTGAGTTAATTAAATAACTCAATAGGATGAATAAGAGTTGCACTTATTGCGGGCTATAATCCCTATCCCAATCACTCATATAATAATGAGATCCTAGACCTGAACTAGATTTATCATAGTTATTTATGATAATATCTTTAATATATTCAGGTAGATCTTCACTAATTAAAGCGATATCATAGCCATCAACATTTAATGGAACTAATTTAGTTTTATTCATGATATAAATTGGAGAGGGTTTAACTCTTGAATAGCTACAGAATCTTGATTAAACATTGAACAATAAAGACGACATAAAGTTTTAATTCTCTGTTCATCTTTTGCAGATTTACATAGAATCGAAACAACTTTAGTCTTTTCTTTATTACCTTTCCAACATCCAATAGCATCAGATATTGTGTAACCGTCAAAGTGTTTATCAATTGATTCAGTAAATAAAGACCAATTAATATCATCAACATAACCATTAGTGCCTATGTTGCGACCAAAAAACATTTGAATAGTTTTCATAATAAAAAATATGAAAAAAACTAGTAGCTTGAATTGCACAAGCCTAGAGAGCTAATACCTCTTACTAGTGACATCATTTGTTTAGATCACTAGTTATTGTTCGCAGTGTTACCAACTTCGACCAGTTACCCACGGTCTAGACTCGACTGTCGTTGGCGAACGTTTATTCTATTTTCAAGGTTCATACAGCTATGATAGTCGATCAGGATCAAGAAGTAAACCATCAACGCTGAGTATTATTACTCATTTATCTATGATAGTTACTTATCATTAATTAGTACATCGATTAGCTTAGCTTATGTATCGCTACAGATCGAGAGAGATTGAGTTGTGGAAAAGCTGTGGAAAACCTCGACATCCCGCTCGGTGCTTCGCACCTCGCTCCTTTTGCGGCGATTTAATTATATATAGTACCCGCAATTTATACAGAGTTATTAATACTTTAAAGGAGCGAAGCCCGAAGGGCTGAGCGGTTTTCCCCAAGGCTGTGGAAAAAGTCACCCCCTATGGGGAAAATGTCCTCGGGTGTGCGTATTAATAGGCTTCACAAAATTATGTCAAAATTTAAGGGACTCCTTTGCTTTCTCATATGTCTCATGAAAGGTACACGATCCAAGGTAACACCCTAAATAACGTTCATATGTTGTTTTACCACCCTCTATATCATACAGGTGTACTGTCGCACCTGCTGGGCTTGTGTAAAGAAGTGTAGGCTTTCTCATACTTTTTAATTAATTTAATTGCTTTCTTTCTAGAGGTACATTCCTGTGCTTTAGTAGAGAGCTTAAATAGTTTTTTAAATCTTTTTTTCAAGTTAAAGTAAGTCGTAATGCACTGGCTAGTGCTCTATAACCAGTAGCTACATATATTTGACCTAACACTACTGCTAAAGTAGCTATAGACCAAAAGATGTAATACCACATAGACTTAACCTGTTTAGGTTGGGATGGAATAGTCATTAGTTATATATAATATATAATAGGGTGTAGTGGGAATAGGAAAGAATTGTTGTCTCACACGCTCGGCTAACGCCTCGCTTACAACAATATATAAAGAGGAGGAAGAGGAGTTCGAAGAACTCAAATTCCTCCCTTGAGGGGTTGGGTCCACCCTTCCCTTCCCCTGTATACGTCAGGGGTCGGTCAAACCCAAGTAGGAGTACTAGATCTACCTACCTTACCTCTAGCTTTTTGTCTTTGTTCTAAATCCATTCCTAATACCATATGATTAGCAGCAGAGTTAGGATCATCTCTCCAAGAATCTAATATATCTTGCCAATCTTCCGCTTTCCTTTGTTTAACAGTTTCAAGTGCAGATATTCCCATTGCATCTGTGAAGTACTTAACACCTTGGGCCAAACAATCGAGTCTATCGTCATGTTTAACTGCACCTTTCTCTCTACACATACGAGACATCTGATAGAAAAGCATATAGAGAAGACGTTCTTCAGGAGCTGCGTCTTTATTAGAATTATAATCCCAATCAATAACCGACCTATCACATATAAGGCGATGTTGATTAAGAATAGGCTCCAGTGAATCAATGATTCTATCTTCTTTACGAACGTTCGCACGGATTTCTTCTACATCTATATGTTGCTTTTGTTGTTGAAGATGTTTTTTAAAGAGTTCTCCAACAATTCCATCTCCGAAGTTAGTTTCGATAACGAGTTTAGTAACGTTGTATTTTTTACATCCTTTGAGGATGTCAAGCAATGTAGGATCGCTGTATCCGTCTCTGTAGGCCCGCATTTCATGCAGATAGAGGAATCCATTACGTTGAGATATATAAGCTGCTGCGGTCTCGTCTGAGCCCCTTCCGCTGGGATCCACTGAGCAGATGGTTTCACTATAAGGAAGCCATTCACCTTGTAATTGCATAGGGGAGTAAAAATAGTCTCCTGGGAGTCCAACTGTTGGTGCATCTCTAATGACTTTTGTGGGGTCTGAACACCAAACGACGGAATCGGGAGAAGTAGTAGGGTTGACAGAGGTAACAACCAAGTCAGACATTTTAAGTGGAAATTTTTCTGCATCACTAAGTGTAGTATCTAACATAAATTGGAGCATAAAGTTAGATCGTCCCATAGACGCTTCACGCTCCACTAAATCATTTTCAGCAAATCTATCAGGATCAGTACACGCCCAAGATTCTACTCCTGTATCTATATCTTCTTGAAGTTGAGGAGCTATTAATCCTTCATAGTTGGAGAGATTTCGTGGGTATCTGGCGGGCCAAACAAAGGGGCGATACGAACGCTCTGCCAACTTACGATAAACAGTAAAAGTAGTCTGAGGAGTCCCGAGATACATAATACGGCTATCGTCTTTCGGCGTAAGGATGGATTCTGCTTCTGTACAGAGTTGAAGAAGTTTTTCACGCATTAACTCCGTCATGGAGTTTCCAGGAACTTCTATATCGTCCAAA